CGGAGTAGATCAAACATTCGTTTACGGTGGGCGAGCTTGCCGAGATTGCCGATAAGATGGGCGCCGCGGCGTCGCGCGTCTTTCGCATCGAAAGCGAAAAGGCGGAACAGGCGGCGCACTATGGCGCGCTGTTAAAAGAGGCGAACCGGTTGCACGCCGAGTTGGTCGAAAAGTTCAATCTGCGGTACGAAATGCGCGATGTGGAATGCCGGGTTGAGTTCGACAAGCCGGAAGTCGGCTATAAGTCGATCGTGCGGACTGATAACGATGAAACCGTGCGCGAGGTGAAAATGACGGACGCGGAAAAACAGCGGGCGTTCGTGTTCGATGCCGGCGACGGCAAGCCGCAATGAAGGAAAAAATGGGTCCGTATCGTGGACCCGGCGAGCTTGCTAAAGGCTCAACGCTCCGCTTGCGCAGAGTGGCGCACGGCGGAGACTGTTAGTTGTTTTCTTCCAAGTGCTTTATGCGGGCGTCCATGACTTGCTCGACACGCAATAGCTTTTCGGTGAATAGTTTTTCGAGCGCATCAAAACGTTGGTCACTGCGGCGGTTAATGCGGTCTTCCGTCCGATTGACGATGGAATATACGCCGACCAAAATTGCGATGGTTGAAACGGCGTTAGCGATCAGGTTTGTCGGGTCTGTCAAGGTGTTTCCTCATGCCGGTTAGCGACCGACTAAGTACATTATAACACATACGTTTAAGGGGTTTCGCCATGTCTGAATCAAAGCTCGTTTGCGCGTTCCAATTCAAAGAACTCGGCGACGCCGGCCAATTTGCCGGTCACGCCGCGGTGTTCGATAACGTCGATTTGCAAGGCGACAAGATCGCGGCCGGCGCGTTCGCTAAGACGCTGAAAGAGACGGGCGGCAAGTGGCCTATCCTGATGGGGCATATCATGGCGCGCATAGTCGGGTTCAGCCTGGAAGCGGCCGAGGATAGTAAGGGACTCGCGGTGACCGGCGAGTTTACGCTCGGCAGTGACGAAGGGCGCAACGCGTACGCGACCGCGCAGCATGCCGCGCGCGTCAAGGCGCCGATGGGGCTGTCGATCGGGTACGGCGTTCGGAAAGGCGGCGCCGACTATGACGAAGCGACCGGCGTACGTACGCTCAAGTCGCTCGACGTTTACGAGTTTTCACTCGCCGCGGTGCCGGCGAATCCGCGGGCGCGCGTCGCGCGCGTCAAAGCGGCCGGCGAGCGGTGGAGTGTGCGCGAGTGTGAGGAAATCCTGCGGGATGCGGGGTTTTCTTCCAGTGAGGCTAAGTGCCTCATTTCCTCTTTGAAGGGGCAACGGGATGTTGAACCGGAAACGGCGCTAGCGGCGCCGGATCTAAGGGCGGTCGAGTTGGTGAACGCGGCTCGATCGACTAACTTACTCGTTCAAGTCAGGGACTTACTCCATGTCTGAAACGGCCTTAACTCTCAATCCGGAACAACAAAAGGAATTGCTCGGCCTGTTGGGCGATTTCAAGAAAACCTACGCGCAACTCGACGCCGATCAAAAGGCGCTCGGCAAGGGGCAGAGCGACACGCTGGTCAAGCTCGACAAGTTGACCGACGACATGAGCGCGTTGCACAAAAAGGTGACCGACGACAACGCAAAGCGGCTCGACGCGATCGAGGCGACCATGCAGCGGCAAACGGCCGAGCGCGTGCGGCCGAAGTCGATCGGGCAGCAAGTTATCGAAGACGAGCGGTTGCTCGCGGCGATCAAAAGCGGCGGGCGCTTCGCCGTCTCGATCGCGGTCAAGGGTCCGCTGTGGCAGACGAAAGATATTCTCAACGTCTCGGCGTCATGGGGCGACCGCCAGGACTATATCGCGGCGAGTCCGCGCACGCCGCTCGGCGTACGCACGCTGGTACCGCAGGGGCGCACGTCGGCGGGCGCGGTCGAGTACATCGAAGAAACGAGCTTTACGAATAATGCCGCGGTCGTGGCCGAGGGCGCCGCGAAGCCGAAATCCGACAAGGTGTTTACACCGCGTACGTCGATTGTCCGGACGATCGCGCACTACTTCAAGATGAGCAAACAGACGTTCGATGATCTTCCGTTTCTGGCAACCCAAGTCGAGAACAACGGCATTTGGGGCGTACAGAACGTCGAGGATAACGAGCTATTGAACGGCTCGGGCGTGCCTCCGCATTTGCAGGGCTTCATGACGGTAGCGGCCGCGGCACCGGCGCCGTTGCCTGCGACGGGCGCGACGCTGGTGGACGCGATCGGCGCCGCGGTGTTCTCGCTCGCCGCTCAAGGATTTATGGCGGATGGCGCCGTAGTCAATCCGGCCGATTGGGGTTCGGTCGCGATGATGAAAAACGCGCAGGGTAACTACATTTTCGCGAATCCGCTGGACTACACGGCGGGCGGTCGAATCTGGGGTTCGCGCCTGGTCTTATCGGCGAATCAGATCGCCGGTAATTTCCTGGTCGGCGCGTTTCAGGGCAACTCGCAAATTCTCGACCGCGAGGATGTCAACGTTCAGGTTGCGACCCAGAACGAAGACGACTTCATCAAGAACATGGTTACGATTCTGGTAGAGGAACGGCTTGCGCTGGTGATCTACCAGCCTAAAGCGTTTGAGAAGGGCGTCACGCCGACCGGCGTGCTCGCCGCGGAAGTTGAGGGCAGCGGTCGCCGCGGCCGCGGGTAAGCTGTTAGACTTTCGGGGTTAGTTCCCGAAAACGGCCGGCCGCTTCTGCCTTTGGGGTGTGCGCCATGCTTGAGGGTGGAGCGGCCGGTTACGGAAAGGGTCTGGTCTATGGCGAAACGCAAGCCGGTACGATCGCCCGAAAACAAAGCGATCGACCCGGCGCCCGAAAACAAAGCCGGAACCGGGCGGCGGGAAGAGTTGCCGCATGCGCCGAAATTTTGGAAGTATGAGACGTCCGGCGTGCTCGCGCCGGCCGTGCAGCGGTACCTTTCGGGCGCGCCCTTGACAACAGAAGAGGTTGCCGTGTTGCGGGACTATTGCCGGCAATGGATCGCGTCGGCGGTCTGGGAGATGAACCCGCACGGCAACGGCGTATGGCTGGCTGATTTGCGCCGCGGCGTCGAGGGGATAACGTCGCTCGAGGCGCTGAGGCGTTGGCTGGCGACCGCCGAGGCGGCGGGGTGTGACCCATTATGAAATTCGTTGATTTGTCGGTCGTGACGGCGCCGGCCGGTTTGCCGGTCACGGCGCAAGAGTTTACCGACCATGCGCGACTGAACGGCATCACGGTTGCCAATCAGCCGGAACTGCTCGAACGCGAGTTGACCGCGGCGACGCAGCGCGCCGAGCAATATCTGAGGCGGTCGCTCATCACGCAAACGCTGTCGGCGTTGTATGCGCCCGAGGATAGCGCCGCGGCGCTGATGATCGCGTTGCCGCGCGGTAAGGTGCAATCGGTGTCGTCGGTCACGTCGGCCGGCGCGCCGGTCGCGGGCTATACGTACGAATGGAACCTGATAACCCTCGCCGAGCCGTTGACGGCGCCGGCCGTCGTAGAGTGGATCAGCGGGTTCGGCGATACCGGCGATGACGTGCCGGATCAGATACGCGAGGGTATTTTGCAGTACGCGACGGTGTTGTATGAGGGCCGCACGGGCGACCGCGAGGCGAAGTATCAGGCATCGGCCGGCCGCACGCTGCCGGCCGGCGTGGTCGATTTGTGGCGCCCGTTCCAAGTGGAGATCAGCGGCTAATGTGCGTTCGCCTGGTGCGGTTATTGTGTCCGAGCCGGCATTGCGTAATCGCGCTCACGTACGAATCGCCCGACGGCGAGCCGATCGCCGGCATGTCGATTGAAGTAGTGCGGCAATTGGCGGCGCTTGTCGCGGCGCGCGCGATCAAGCCCTATTGCGGGGTGTGCGGCTCGCGGGTGTTGACGCCGCAAGATGCGCCGACCCGGTTCGCTTCGATGGTTGAGGCGGCGGGACCGGAAGCGGCCGCGGAGCAATCCGAAACGGCGCGGTGGGCGGCGCTCGCGCGTCGGGCGCGGGACAATTGACGGCCGGTGAAACGAAATGAACGCTAGCGAATTGCGCGAGTGGGTCGGGTTGTTCCAAATGGAACTGATACCGGACGGTCAAGGCGGGTACCGCGAGCAAGTGCCGGCCGGCCTGGTCGCCGACTTGCCGGCGAAAGTCGCGACGCCGGCCGGCCGCGAGGGTTGGACCGGCGACCAGCTCGGCGCGCGCGTTCGGCACGAGATCACGATTCGCTATCAGCCGGCGATTACGTCGGTCTACCGGGTCATGTGGCGGGACCAGTTTTTGGATATCGTCGGCGAGCCGGAAAACATCGACGCGCGCGACGTGTGGCTGAAGCTGATTTGCGAGCGCAAAGAGGCGGGCGCGCAATAATTTCAAATTTCAAACAAAGGAGTCATATGAGAGAAACGAACGAAGTCACGCTTGAGAAAGCGAAAGAAATTCTAGAGCGTTTCGGCGCCGAGACGCCTACGGCAACCAACTTTATGCCGGAATTCATGGACGACGTAGAGGTGCTCGGGCCTGGTGCGCCTCCAGTGCCCGTCAATCCAAACTACTGCCTATCAATCGTCTCGGCGTTGCGCCTGATGGTCGTATTAGAAGATCTAGGTCCCGTGGCGTATCTCGACCCTCCGCAGGTGTTCGCCTCCGGTAGCCCGTTCCAATACTCGCGCGAGGTGCCGTGGATGACGTTTAACAACGGCGCGGTGCGCAATGCGGGCTTGCTGGCGATCTACTGGAATACCTACCACGGCGACCCGTCGGGCAAGTATGCCGACGCCAACGCGCGCGCCGATATCGCGTGGGGCTAGGGCGCTCATGATTGTCGGGCGGGCGCGTCTTACATGGCGCGGACGGTTGGCGGCGGCAATGCTGTGCTCGCGTTTCAGGGCGTGCCGGGACCTCGGCGAAATGTGGCTCCGGTCCTGGTTCGATCGCGCGCTAAAAGGCGAGGGCGTATCGGTCACGGACTCCGCGGGCAACGAGTTATTCATGTCCGAAATCGTGCGGAGTGAACCGGACGATGGGGCGTATCTGTTGACGCTCGCGTGCGGTCACGTGGTCTGGTCGCCGGCCGGGTGGCCGGGGAGCCGCATTTATTGCGGCGGGTGCGTCGCCGATTATCTCGACCGGTACAAGGCGGGCAAGCTCGCCCGGTGAGCCTGGTGTGTAAACTGGTGTGTAAACTTTATGGCGGCGGCGCTCAGCGTTAAAGTGACGGGCGGCGAGTCGTTGCAGAAAAACATCGCATATCTGCGCGCTAATTTTCCGGATTGGCTCAATCGGGCGATCGAGGCGACCGCGGTGGAAATCCGCGATCAAGCCAAAACCAACGTGCGCACGATCGACGCTTACGACACGCACGAACTATACGAGTCGGTCGCGTACGCCGTGTTTCCGCATCGGTTCAGTGGCGCCGTCTACTCGACGGCGAAGCATGCGCCGTTCATCGAGTTCGGGACGGCGCCGCACTTTCCGCCAGTAGATAAGATCCGCGCGTGGTGCGGCCGCAAAGGTATACCGGAATCAGCCGCGTTTCCGATCGCGCGGGCGATCAGCGAACGCGGCACGCCGGAACGGCCGTGGTTGTACCCGGCGTATTTCGCGTCGATGCGCGGTCACGTTGACCGAATTCGGGCGTTCGTCGCGGCCGGGTTAAGGAAAATGCCGGCATGAGCGGCAAGCGGAAGGACCCGTTCCGGACGCTGGATGATCCGGAGCCGGCCAGGACGGATGAGGAAATCCGGCAGGCATTGATAGACGCGACGCCTCCGGACTTGCGGCCCGCGGGCGGGTATTGGCGGGCGGGCGCGCGGCCGGGTTGGGTCCGGCGCCTGGTCGTGCGCGTCGTGCTCGGTTGGACGTGGGAACCGTTGGTCTAATCTGGTTGGTATGGACAGCCGAATGCAAGCCGGTATCATGCGCGAAATCAAGCGGCGTGTTGGCGACTATAGCGAAAATGATGTAATCGCCGAGCGCGACAAGCTCGTTGCGCTATGGCGCGCGGCGCATCCTGAAGCCGCGGCCGAGGCGCCGAGCGGCGAACACCGCCCGCTCATGCTCTTGGATTATCAAGGCGGTGATGATCCGTTAGAGCGTTGGGCTAATGACGTTTATGTAGTGACCGTGCGGCGCCGCGAGGATGCGGTGTTCGGGACCGGCCGCGGCATGGTTCAGATTGGAATTCACGCTCACGACGGTACCGCACGGCACGATTGGCGCGAGTTTCAAGGGATTAAGAATCAGATTGCCGGCGCCGAATGTGAGGGTTTCGAGTTGTACCCCGCGGAATCGCGGTTGGTTGATCCGTCGAATTATTACACGTTATGGTGCTTTCCGGGCCTAAAGCGCCTGAAGGTGGGCGTTAATGAAGGTCGCCGCGTGTTGGATGCGGGCGAGGCGATGGCGCCGCAACGGGGCTTTTCCTAGTGAACGGGCGGGCGAATAAGCGGCGACGTCGCCCGTTCGCCCGCTCTATCGGAGTCGATCGAGCATCACCTGTGCGGCGAGCGCGATGTTTTTTTCGGCAAACGTGCCGGTTTCGGCGGTGATTGCGGTATTCATCGCTTCCAGCCATTTTGCATAGTTTATGCGGTGTTCGTCGTCGCCGAGCACCCAATCAAGGGCTTTGACCTAGATTTCTTTTTCGGCGTCGTCTGTTGCGCAATCCATTTTGAAGTGCGCTAGTTGCCGCTCTATTTCGTGTTTCGCTCGCATTAGCCAATATTCCCATGCTTCCGTTAGCTGAAGTGAAGACCGCGCTCTATGACTCGC